AACCAATAGCAATAGGGATAGGTGTGAATACGGGTGAAGCTGTAGTAGGTAATATGGGGAGTGATACAAGATTTGATTTTAGTGCAATAGGAGATGCTGTGAATACAGCAGCACGATTAGAGAGTGCAACGAAGGAAGCAAAGGTAGATATTTTAATTGGAGAAAGTACATACAAAAAAATACCACCGAAGGTGGGCGTGAAGTTTGTACGAAACATGTATGTTAAAGGTAAGAAAAAAGCCTTAAAGGTGTATACTGTTTAACTATGGCTAGAAATTACAGACAAGAATACGATAGATATCAAGGTAGTCCAGCACAAAAGAAAAGACGAGCAATGAGAAACAAAGCACGTCGTCAAGCAATGAGAGATGGACGTGTACGAAAAGGGGATGGACGTGATGTTCACCATAGAAATGGTAACCCAATGGATTCAAGTCCAGATAATTTACAGATACGTAGTGCTTCTTCTAATCGATCTTATGCTAGAAATAAGAAAGCAGGTAAAAAATCCAAGTACGCCTAAAAATGGCCTTTATAAATAGCCGTAGAGCTATTTTTTGGCCCTAAGGTATACTATTAGTCCAAAAATACTAAAAAGCGCTTGGTGGCTCTGTACGGGCTTCTGATGAAGTTTCTTCTTTTTCGAGCGTTTTTATTAGCCTTTTTAGGTACCATTCAGCTTTTAGTAAGTCTTGAAGGCCTTTTTTGTTTTCATAACGCCAAATATACTTTTGAATATTACCTTTTAGGTAACCTTCAAAGGCATGCGAAGTCATACTTTCTTCAATTGCATCTATGCATTCTATATTTCCACTGTTGTAATGTGGGGGTGAGTTTACATAATCAGTCATTTTTTCTCCTTTTCTTCTTCATCTTCAAATATAAATTTTTCTTTTATCAATTTTTCAGATACACCATCTTTACGTAGTAATTCAATTAACGCTTCAGCTAGTGGGGTTCTTTTGATTGGTGGAACTTTTTTCATCGCCTAAACAAAAATTAGTTAATACTTTTATAAACACTTTAAAAGGTATCGCTTTTTCTTCAAATTCTTCTAATGTTATATGTGTAAGAGTAAAGTCTTCGGTCACATACACTAGATCCCGGGAAGCAAATACCACGTACGTAAAGACTCCATGGTCTTTTTGGCGAGTAAGCCAAATGCGCTGTTGTTCAGATAAGTTAATTTTAATCTTAGAGCTAAGCTTTGCAGGCAAGTCTTCTTTGTACTTGTATTCGATCCAACAATGATTAGCTGGACCTGAGTAGTAAGTATCCGAAACACCTCCGTGGTAAGGATCATTGATCTTCCACTTGTAAACTTCTTTAGGAAGTTGCTTATGAACTTTATTTATGAACTCCTTTTCGCGCACATAGAAAGTATAACACTAGTCCGTACATAGATGCGACAGTATATGTCGCACCTGTACGAACACTAATTCCTATATATCGAATTTAATTAATTAAGTTAGGAACTAGTTTTACTAGCAAAGCTTCTTTGAAAAAAAGCTTTAGCTGAGTTATATGCTTCTTCCTTAAGCCAACCAACATTCTTTACAGAAATATTCATAAATTTCTGTCCAGCTCTATTAGCTGTTTGTACAGAAGCAAGCTTCCATAGAGATGCAAAACGATCTCCACCCAACTTCATAATTTGAGTATTCCACTCACGTGAAACTCTTAGCTTAGAAGATGAGCAATCAAACAAGAAAGGAATATCAGCGATTTCCCCAGTCTTTTCATCAACTCTTAATAGAGTATGAGTCTGAGTCTGTGTAATTTCATGGTCATCAACAACTTTACCTGCGTCTTTCAGTGCTGTAATAGCGTCTGATTCTGTAGGATAACTGCCAACTAGGCCTCCACCTTTCTCTCTTTTTACCCAAACTACGAATTCTTCTCTAAAATGGACATTAACCACATAAAGTTCCTTTCCATAGTTTTCATGCGTCACAGTGTTTATAAAGTCACCAACTTTGGATCCTTCAATATATTCACTATGATTTTCATCCACTTCATTAGACAACTGTTGAAGCTGTTTAATTCGTGGCGTTTGTAAATGGTCTGAGGTAACATTTTCATTACCTAAACCACTGCCTTGTTTAACATGAGCAGGCAGCTCAGTAGCGACGATACTAATATCATTAGTCATAGAACGTTCTCCTTTTTTCATCGTTAATATTAAAGCGACCTAAAATTAATTCGGGTCAGCTCGGTACTCTTTACTCCAGGAATATCAACTCCCATAGCAATGAGTTCTCTATATGCAGTCGCAGACATTCGCTTCTGCATAAGTTCAAATTGTCCAGTCTCCTTTAAGTATTCAAAAAATTGATCCCAATCTTCTACAGTTGGTACAACTTCTGCTTTTAAAGAAAGCGTACAGACGTCATTTGATACTTTATCAATCCCTTCTTGCTGTAATTTAATAGCAATCTGAGATTCAAGTTCTCGTTGTTTCATTTTTAAATCTTTTTCTTGTGCTTGCACTTCCCTAATAGCACTACGTGTAGAGTGAAGTTCAGTTAAAAGATCACTAGTTTTTGTTTCAATTGATTGACTCATTCTTTTCTCCTTGTTCATTAAGTCCTACCATAAAGCCCGCAATTTGTTCTGCAGCTGCTGGATGTATAGCAGTTGATAACAGCAAAATTGCTATTTCTACTTTTTGTGAGTCTTCCAACCTAGAAAGACTCATTATTAAAGTTAATAATTCTTTATCACTCACCTCGTACCTCCGTTAAAATATGTAATAAGTTTTCCATTTTTCCTAATTTACCGTTTAGCTTTTTATATACGTGCGGTTCCCAGGTATCCCTAGCTTGTATAAGTATAGTTTCGGTTTTTTCTGTTTGGCCTGCTCTATAAATACGTTGATTAAACTGCTGAAAATGTTCAGCGTTATATGTAGGGGAACACCAAATGGTGGTTGTTGCTTTAGTTAAAGTTAAACCATGTGAAGCAGACTGGGGATGACAAAATAGAACACGAAAATGTCCTGCTTGGAATCGTGCGACTATATCTTTTCTCTTCTCAGCAGGAACCGAACCATCGATAACTTCGTACGAAATTCCTTCTTTTTCAGCAAGTGCGCACAAGGCTTCTCTTTCATGTTTCCAATTAAACGCTACCAGGGAATGTGCACGTTGTGAAACAAGAGTCATTACAATGTCATACCTTTCTTGGTGGATGAAGTTAACATTGCTTTCCTCGTCGTACACTGCCCCGGTAACAAGCTGTAGCAGCTTT